TGGTTCTTTCCCTCCCGAACGTTTGCATCTAATAGAGCATCCAAGTAGTGACTGAGGGTTTTCTGCAAAATAAGAAATGAGGTTATCTTTCTATGTTTCCAGTGTATTTTCACAACTGGTTTTCTTTCTCGAGGTGAAGGCCTGTATCCCAGTTACGATTTGATTGTATGGGGGACGCCTGGGTCAAACTAACAGTACCCAGGCAGTGTGCCACTAGAAGCGTCGCTTATGGCGAAGCCACGTGTAGCGTGGACTGTGGCGGTTCCGACGTGATGTCGAAGAACTTGGTTTGTGGTAGTAGACACAGCCAAGCTGGAAGAAGCGTGAGCAAGATCAGTTCTGAAAACTGGACCCAGTGTCGTCAGTGCCAAATCTACTAATTTTGAGCAACTGTTGCGTTCCTATGGTCCTATGTGTTATAAAAATGAGTCAACCCCCCCGCTTAACCAGTGTATTCGCTTGTACGTCACCAAGTCAAAATCCTCCACAGGGAGGTGCCTGCTCTGTCATGGGCTGCCGCGGTGGATTGCATTTACCCCGCTGCTGTCAGTCACTAGAGTCAGGTAGTCCGTCATGCCCCGTCGACGTGTTTCGGACTATAACTAGCCAGCAATTGCAAGAGCGAATTGAGTTGTACAAGTTGTATACCTCTTCACTCCAGCGTGAAGACGCACTCAGAAATAAGAAGAGTGGTGATTCCTTGGGTTTCACCAGCTCGCGCGCCGCCATCTCCAAATGGAATGATGACGAGCGGGATTATAGAGTGCGAATGAAAAGTTTGAATAAGGACCAGCAAGAGGTCTTCAACTTGAAACACGCCGTGCATGGAATTCAAAATCCGAGTGACTCTCGGATCCTAATTAACAACCGTTTTCAGGTGTTGCGTTCTACTAACGCGCCTGGACTGTCTCATCATTCAAGTCCTACACATGAGGAATTTGAGCATAAGTACGATGATGAGGAGAAGGTAGTTAAAAAGGATAGTAAGCTTCTGGAAACGCGTTTCGTAGCGCGTCACTGGAGGTTAATCAAACCACAATGTATTGAACTTGTGGTTGGTCGTCGAAGTTTGAAGTGGGTTGGAGCGCCGAGGTCATTACAAGACCCAGCTCTCCGAAGAGTAGTTCTCTTACCCATTGCAAGCCAAGCGCCAGCCTGTGTTGTGGAGTTGGCGCGTCGAGTGGCAAACGTCGCGCATCAGTCTCCAACTCCGGATGAGGATCCAGAGGAGGAGCCCGTTTTGCGGCAACGTGACCCTAAGGTTGAAGGACCAGGGAATGATATCATTGGATTTCGGGACCAACGTATGTTGGATACTCGTTTTCGGATGTATTATTATCCTGACCTTGATTTTATTGGGAAATGGAATTCTGCCCGCAGCGGTGATGAGCTCATCATTCGTCACCTTGGCTTTCATTTTAATGAACGCACTTTGCAAGTGCGATTGCCATGGTCGATAGTTGATGAGATGAAAGACTTTTGGACGGGTAAAATTCGAGATAAAGACACATATAAGTTATCCGAAGCGTTTTGCAAAGTTCGCGTTGCTGCATTAGCCATTAAAGCTGATGAGCAGTGGGTTGCAAATATGTACGCACCATCCATTGGTTTTCGTGAATCGCACAACGTGCAGCAAAACGTTGCGCGAGTCACGTGGGGAGATCATTTCGATTTGACCTCCTATACTTTGCCGAGATTAGTCAGTTCATGGAATACATACTTTGGTATGTTTTCGATGATTGGTGTTTCGGTTTTCAGCTTGGTCAGCTTCGTTTGGATGTGCCACTATCGTAGTAGATTGGCGGCCATGACGTTGCGACTTAATGATAGCATAGGTTGTCCACCGTGGATCCGATCATTGGCTGTCGCTATTCAGCGAGCCATTGAGTTCCGCATTTATTCTTTTATTAGAATTTATTCGGTTCGGCGTTTCCCGGAGGGGTAAATATGTGGGGCCTTCTCAGGGGTCCAATCATTACACTGCGCGTTCCTGTAGTACGAACATCCGTAAACTGTGCAGTTTTGCCGAATCCTGGTAGGCGAGATAATTCCTCCCTCAGGTTCGATGATAAGCGAGTGCGACCAGAAGTAGTCGCAAAATCCCCCATCGAATTGAGGGGTGAGCATGTTGAGATGGCCTTTGACTCGGGCTTGTATCGACCAACTTGCTTTGCTAGCAATAAACACAATGAATTTGAGGCTATTCAAGCTCGAGTTCTTGCGCCCAACTTAGAATTGAAGGGTTGGGATGATTGTTTAGCTTGGTTGCGTGAAAATCACCGGTTGCTGTTCCGGGAGATGCACAAGATCAATAGCGTTCCGTTTGAGGAGTATCTCTCACGTTCGAACGCCTCGCCAGGAGTCAAAGCTAATCTCAGTAAGACGAAAAAATTGTTGTTGGAAAGTGGAATTGATGAAAACTCCCATCTGACGCGATCGCAATTGTATCAATGGACGAAACGGAAATCGTTTATTAAGGTCGAAAATGACTGTTACAATTCACCACTCGGTAGGAAGAATAAAGCGCCGCGACTTATACAAGGCGCGCCTCCCGAGTTCATCTGTCTTGTAGGACCATGGATTATGGCCGTGCAAGACTTGATGAAGCGACGGTGGAGCACGAAGAATTATGTGTGTTTCACGAGTGGTGTAACAGCTGATAAAGCTGCTGAGTTTATAGATGGAGGAAAAGGAGAATGGTTGGAAGATGATCTGGCCCGATTCGATTCCACCATAGACGAGAAATGGTGTAACTACGAAGTTGAACTGTGTAGACGTTTTGGGGCGCCGTTGGCTGTCCTCAATTTGATGCTTGCTAACATCAAAACGCACGGAACATCTCACCATGGATGGCATTACAAGTGTCAAGGGACGCGTAAGAGTGGAGATCCCTACACCTCTTTGATGAATTCGATCATTAATGGTGTGGCGCATCTATACTTGTACTGTCGGGGAACAGGGAAAACTTTAGAAGAGTGTCGGAATACAGTCCGTATGTTAGTGCAAGGTGATGATAATTTGTTGCGTCACCCAGTGCTTGCAGAACGGATTGAATGGCAATCTGGTATGGCGAGCCTTGGTTTCGAAAGTGAAGCCATCTATCGCGCACGACGTCAAGATGTCGAGTTCTGTTCCAGTCGTCTTTATGAGACGTCAGGAGGCATAACGTTTGGACCGAAGCCTGGTCGCGTTTTAGCTAAGATGGGGTATATTGTAAATCCACCCCAGGGAGTCAGTCGTGAATCATTGATGCGTGGAGTTGCACTTGGTTTGAAGCAAACGTCTGATTTCCTTCCTCCTGTACGGGCGGTCATTGATCGCATTCTACAACTCACCGAGGGCCATATGGCTTGGTTTGAGCGCAAACAATTTGAAGCGTTCGCCCGTGGTAACTATCGTGGTACTTGCACGATAGATACCATGTTGAGTCTCTATTTGAATTATCAATGGGACTTTTCATGTCAAACAGACTTGGAAGTGAAATTGCGCGGCATGCAATTCGGAGACAAGTATCCTACTCTTGTCACCTTATTGCTTGATCGCGATTGTGGAGGACCTCAACAAATATTCGGTGGTAAGCTTCACCGACAAATGCTTGAGGTTGCTGGATAAGCACGTTTTCTTGCGTCAACAGGAGATTATTGGCCTAACTAGCCTTTATTGCCGGCGTAAAACCGGTTAAATAACTATTTTAGTGCACTCCCAGTGTCTCCAAGTGGTGTTCCACGTTGGCACTGGTGTAATGCGGCCTGTTCTTCAAGTGGGTTCCACGTTGAATAGACAGTCACAAGCCTGTTAAACGCAGAGTGCACTTTAATCTTATGCTTTTATTTTGTAAAGCATGTTACAATTTGTCATCTTTGGATGACGTCATAGTTTGGTGGTTTTTTATGTATTTTATCTTAAAACCACTTTCACTGCGTGACCTGCAGCGTGTGATGGGATAACAGAATGTTGATTCAACCCCCACTTGTAATGCGGCCTGATCAGGTGATCACTATTAATAAGTTAATAACCAGGCGAACTGAGGATGCCGGCAAAGCGAATAATCAGACGAAGGACAA